TACTTTACATAAAAATCCACGTAGTTTTCCTGTTTCATGACAATGATCTAAAACTAATTGTAGATCTGTCCTACCACAACAATCACATGGAGTTCCTAAAGGTTTTGTTTTACCATGTATTTTCTTTAGGTCTCGCTCTACCTTCCTAACAACCTTTCTACATTCGTAACACATACCATGACGATATGTTTTCTTTGCTGTAACAGTTGTTATTTCAAAGGCAATGTCCTCCTTTTCTTTTTTACATGTTCTACAGATCTTCATTTGAATTCACAACTCATCATGATTTCTGTGAGACATGCTAACAAATTTATTTCTTGGTCAGGAACAATAGGGATACTGTTCATATACTTTGCAATAATTAAAACTGCCTCTGGTATAGATGCGGGTTTTAATACACCATACAAACTATCATAGATCTTACGCATGACCATGGTGGGATCATTATCCATATGTTGTACTACCCAACTCTTTACTGTAGTAAATTCTTTTTTCTTAAGCGATGATAGTAAAGTATCTAAATTTACATCAGCAACATCAACAAGAATTGCAGATGTAATAGCACCTGTAGCAGCATAGCGTTGACATTCATTTATAAGTCTTCGCCAATCTGGATAATATCTTTTGATAAGTTTTGCTAAAACTTTATCATCATACTCAACCTTTTCTTTTGTGAGTATACTTCTCAACCTTACAAAGAACTCTCCTTGTAATTGTGTTGATTGCTCAGGTTTGATTCTAAAATCAACTACTGTACATCTAGAATGTAATGGTTCAATAATCTTATTGATAAAATTACATGTGAATATAAAACGACAGTTGTTATGAAACTCTTCTACAGCAGTTCTCAATGACAGTTGTACATCGTTAGTAGTGTTATCTGCTTCGTCAATGATAACAACTTTATGTGATGCACCTGATGTCAATGATACAGTTGTAGCAAACTGTCTTACACGATTTCTAACTGTGTCTAGAAAACGACCTTCGTCAGATCCATTGATGACAATGTATGATGCTCCTATCTCTTCACACATTGCCTTAGCAATAGTGGTCTTACCCACTCCTGCTGTACCACTCAATAGCAAGTTAGGTAGTTCTCCTTGTTCAACAAAACCTTGAAAGACATTACGTGTTGTATCTGGTAGGATACAATCTTTGACTTTGTTAGGTCGATACTTCTCAACCCAAAGGAACTCTTTGCTCATTATGTAATTGTAAATTAAAAGAAAATGTTAATCTCATATTAGCACTGGTTGTCAAGTCAACGCAATGCTTTAAATATGGTGGGAATAATATTACATCCCCATCATGTAAATTTGGTTGTAAACTATCAGCAAAGTATTCTCTAAAGTCCTCACTTTGATATGGGAACTGATGAACTCTATTGTTAGAATCTGGACGGAAAAACGTTGTTGGTGTAGCACCTTTATTATAATAGATACCACACCAGTACGGTGTTTGTTCCATACAACCTGTCAAGTGTGTATGTGGTTCTTGCCCTTGATTCTCATGATATACATTATACCAGAAATTATTAACAACAAACTTATCTGGTATACCATTCGATATAAAAAGTTTTTTAATTTGTTTTGATAAATCTCTTATCAAATTATCTCTGACATCAGTAGATATTAATCTATCGTTGTCAGTAATAAAAGGATAAGTAGAATTGACAGATGTTGTCCATCCTTTAGGACGACTATCTATTCTTCCCTGTTTTTCTATATCAGAGAAGTCATAGATTTCATGCTTATCAAATCTAAAAGTAAATATAGGAACATAAAAAACTTTATGTAACATCATGCGGGTTCAAGGGCAATAAAATACTTGAGGTCTGCATCTTGACTTGTCCACTCAGAGATCAATTGTTGAGATACTTTAACAACATAGTCACTTGGTAGAACACGAATGTTCTCAATCTTAAGGTCAAGAGAAAAGGTGCCAGTAGTAGTACCCTTGACAGAGAGATCGTAAGTATTACTGGTATCATTTTCTTTGTCTCTCAGAATTAATTTAATAACATCTGATCCTTCTTCTGAATAGAAAGTTAGATCAGGTAAACTATAAACTGCAGATGCTTTTTGGATGTTAACTAAATCCTCAGCAGTAAGAGAAAATTGTATATCAGAACCAGGAAATTTTACATTCTTTTCTGGTGCACTCTTTAATGTGATCTCAGGATCAGAAAAATAATACTTAGCACATTGACGACCACCTTTAATGTTTACAAAATCTTTACTTGTAAACTCTAACTGTGGATCATTGAACAAAGATATACCCATCAAGAACTGACTCAAATCATAGATTGCAAAATCAGAAGGAAATACTTCTTCGCCAGTAAACTTTGCTAAAATGTTTTCTGCGTTAGATATAGTTCTAACTGTTGAACCTTGACGAAATACAATTGATGAATTGATAGTCGAAAAGTTCTTAAGAACGTCTAATGTTTTTTTGGATAATGTTACTTTACTCATTTGTCATAATCTACTGAAAAGGTTGTAGGTGTGTTTGCGTTTAGTTCTGCTGCTCTAGCAGACTTATCGCTAAAATGTAGAAGGAGAACAGCATAGTGAACTATTTTAAATAGATCTTTTCTTGCTGTTCCCTTTCTATCATACCTTGAAGCATATTTCAAAATGTTAGACCTACAGAATGCTTCAGCATCACCAACAGAATCAATGAGATCCAATGTTTGGATTCCATGTTTACTGTAGTGTGCACCATAGGTACTAGAGATGTACTCTGAGATCTGTTTCAAGATCTCTTGCTCATTGTATTTCAATTCTCACTCCATACATGATCTATGTCACTATGATAGCATTGAAATTCATTTCCGTCAAGGTCAACAACATTTATTTTATGTGTTGATGACCATTCACTGCCATCATCACCTAAGATACGAACACTCCTACCGTCTTTAAGACGGAGGATGTGTCCTAGATAACCATCAAACGGTTGCTTCATTTTCTACCTCGTTTGGAACTACATCTGCATCTATCTTATCATATAATTCTAAGAATGATTGCTTTGTCTCGTCATCAAAACGATTGGTGCAAACTTTGATTGCTTTCATACGATCTTGCCAGATAGCAAATGCTCTGATGATGTGTACAAGTCTACGTGTTGAGATAACTTCGTCAACACCACCATCGTTAAATGTTCTACGGATGATGTCTGCCCAGTTAGCAAGGTGGGAACAAAACTCTTTGTCAAGAACAGCAAGTGATGATGCTGCTTTCTCAAGAATCTTTGTCTCTGTAGCAACAGTAGGATAGTCTTGCTCAAATGTCAATGCAAATCTCTCAAGGAATGCTTCGTTCAATACATTAGTACCGATGAATCTACCATCCTCAGATCCTTTACCTTTAGTATTTGCTGTAGCAAATATGTTGAAACCAGAACGACGCTCTACATAACGACCAGTCTTCTTTAAGAATAAACCTTTACCCTCTAGTACAGATTGTAAGCAAAGTATCTTGTTAGATGCTAGGTCAACCTCATCAAGAAGGAGGATAGCACCTCTTTCAAGTGCTTCGATAACAGGACCGTTGTGCCATACTGTCTCACCGTTGACAAGTCTGAATCCACCGATAAGATCGTCTTCGTCTGTTTCGATAGTGATGTTGACTCTGATCAATTCTTTTTTGAGCAGTGCACATGCTTGTTCTATACCTAGAGTCTTACCATTACCTGATAGACCTGTGATGAATGTGGGGTAGAAGATACCTGATTGAATAATCCTCTTGACATCAGAGAAGTTACCGAATGGAACAAAGTTAGGATCTTTGTCAGGAATTAGATTCTCTACAATAGCAGGAGATGCAGAAGGAGCATTGTAAGTGATCTCAAGTTTTTCTTGGATAGTTAGATCCCACTTACCAATACCTTGTTTGTATTGCTTAAGTCTTTTCTTTACTGTAGCGAGTGAACAATTAAAATGCTCTGACGCTTGAAATAAATTTTTTGTGTTAACTTCTGTACCGAAGTTTTCTGTCAAGTATGTAACGAAGTCTTCAGTTGTTACAGGAATAGGAGCGAATGGCATTTTAAGATTTGTTGTTGTTGTACTTAGTATAATGGATAGTAAGGGGTGTTGCCACCCCTAGTGGACAGTTTGTTAACTGACCTTACTTACGAATGCGTTAAGTAATTTTTTGTTAACAGATTTGTTAGCAAGCATTTTTTTGAATGCTCTGGTGATGTCACCTTTTTTAGCATTGTCTTTTACAACGAACTCTGTGTCATTGTCAAGTGCTTTGTTATTGATAGCATAGAGTTCAGTAAATCCTGCAGGATTCTTGATAACTGCAGACTTCTCTTTCTTCCATTCCTTTTGAATCTCAGCATAGTTGCAGTCTGGTGAACCATAGTTAGAAACAAAATTCATAAGAGAACTACCTGCTAAGATACGAAATCCAAGAACATTTACATCAGGATTACGATCACGTAATTGCTTAAGGAAAACGTTAGTAGTAGTGCTGTATGTAAACTGTTCGTATGTACGTCCAGTTGTACGGTCACGTAATGCTACACCATAGTCAATACGACGTGCACGAATTACAATTTCACCTTCTCCTCTATCATACTCAGCACCATAAGCACTGGTGCATGCTTCGCCATCAGTTAAGATACATACGTTTACTTTTTGTAAGTTGTTATCTTTTTTGAATGTAGGAAGAATGTGGTTGAGCATAACGATTGACTCATTCAATGGAGTTCCAGATAAACCAAGACCTATTGTTGATGAGTATGAACCATATCTTCTGTGCTTAGATGCTTCACGAAATAGATTTAGACACATACGCTCGTAGTCTTTACCATTAGAACGTGATGAAACAAAGTTCATTAGGTAGAACCAAGAGTCAATATAGAACTTGTTTTTATCTAATTCTTTTTCATCAACATCATGGTATGTACGATAGTATGGTGTGTCTTGTGCTATAGTAGCATCATTGTCGATAGCACGTTGTGCTGCACCCCACTCATTTGTGAAAGCATATACTTCAAAAGGTATTTGTACTTTCTTACAGAATGAAGTTAGGTTGATTAATTGCTTTGCAGTAGAAAGCAACTCATAGCACATTGAACCAGACCAATCAAGAACAAAGATCATACCATGATTCTTACCATCAGGAATAACTGTAACTCTCTTGAATAGATCTTCGTTGTACTTGTATGTGTGAAGCATACCTGTGTTTAGAACACCTGTCTTAGCAGTAGAAGCACGTGCATATGCATCAGCAGATTTACGACACTCAAACTCTTTGACCATATAGTTTACTTCTTTCTGAGATTGCTTACGAAACTTTCTATAGTCTTCGTCAACATCAGTAAAATCATCTCTCTCATCTCTTTGAGAATCAATCCAACCATGGATTGTTTTCCAATCTACAACGTGCTTAGAAGTGTCAACATTTTCTGGTATCTCAATGTAAGTAGTTGGTGTACTATGATCAGCAGAAGAAAGATTTTCTTGTGCTTCATTGAATGCTTGCTGTGTAGAAGAACTATCAATACCACCTTCATTCTCTTCACCTTCACCATCTAGTAAGTCACTTAGTAACTCATCATCAGGTTCGGTCATGTTACCATCCTCATCATACCAGTCATCTTGAACATCCTCTAGATCTACTCCTGAGGAACCACCACTCTTCTGACCTTCAGCAGAAGTTTGTAATTTACCAAAACCTTCTTCGTCATCAGACTCTTTATCGCCACCAGTAGAAGATGGAGTTTGAGAAACAGGCACTTCAGTTTTCTCTTTCTCATCTTCTTGTGTCTTAGCATAGTTATAAACATCTTGTGCAATCTTACACACTTCATCAAAAGTCTCAGCAAGGTCAGCACGAGCAACAAACACATACTCAGCACCTTCAAAAGGCATCATAGCGTGAGCACCTAACTTGAAATGTAGATTGATACGATCAATAAGAGAAAACTCTGTAAGGTCTTTGTCAAAGATCTGGAAGAAGTCTTTGTCATTGAGTTCTGTGTAACCACCAACAAAAGATTTCTTAAGACCAGGATACTTACGCTTCATGAGTTTCTCGATACGAGCATCCTCAATAACATTGACGTAATCCTGTGGACAAGATACTTGCTCTCTGAAGTCTACGTTAGGTGTGAACAATGCATGTCCTACCTCATGACCTACAAGCATATCATACACGACGTCAGATGCTTTGTCCCACTTTGGAAGAACTAGGACTCTAGAATCAACATTGAAGTATGCTGTAGGTGTTTGTTTGTGCTCAACAACAAGATTCTCTGTTGCGAGGAGTCTTGCTAGATTGCCTTTGATTTCTTTGTTTGCCATGTGCCTGTGCTTTGTATATACACATGATAACAGATATTTTTGCTACCCAACCAGTGAGTGTGTAACTTCGTTAACTGTCACACCCAGTGTAGAATAGTTTTTATTCTTCTCTACTGTTATAGTTCTATCAAACTTATCATCTAAATTCTGTTTATGACTAATTACATAAACTTTTGTGTTCTCATCAAAATTTCTCAGGATCCATCCTAGATCAGATGTACCAGTTTGATCTAGTGATCCATCAAATATCTCATCTAAGATAAGTAAATTAGTATCGACGCTATTCTTAAGCTTAGCAATACTACGCCAAGTGAGCAGAAGAGCAATATCAATGCGAGCTTTTTCTCCTTCTGAGAACGAATCATATGAAAATATATCCCTGTATCTACTCTTAATTATTTCTTCAAAGTTCTCATCAAGGGTAAAATTGACATAAAACTCCATCCTTTGTAAGAAATCGTTAATTAACTTATTCATTGTAGGGAGATAAGTCTTGATAATCCTAGTCTTTATCCCATTGTCCTTAAGTAGTTGTCCTGCTGTTGTCAGGACATCACCATCTTTCTTTAGATCAGAATATTGTCTAGAGAAATTCTTTTTATCTTTTATAAATGTTTCTAATTTATTGTACTCTGCTTTTTTGTCAGGATTAGTTCCTTCCAATTCCTTTATCTCTTTTTCAATATCAGTTATTTGTTTCCTGATAGTCATGAGTTGAAAATTAGTCTGACTAATAGTTGTATTGATATTGTTTACTTCAGTTGACAACTCAGTAAATTTTTCTAATCTATTTTCTTCTTGTTCTATTGCTTCTAGTAGTTCGTCTTTACCAAAACTGATGTCTTTTATCTTATCATCCAAATCATTTGTCATAGTAGCAACAAATTCTTTTTCTAGTTCTTGAGAACAAGTAGGACAAACATCATGGTCTTCAAAGAACTTACGATCTTTCTCGCATGTGTTCAACTTATGTGTCAACTTTATTAAAAACGTGTTCAACTTCTTCAACTTCTCACTGGACTTAGAATACTCTTTCATTTCTTTATTAAGTCTTTCGATTTGTTGTGTTAGAATCAAAACCTCTTCTGTACCACACGTCTCTGTTGTTTGAAATTCTTCTATTTGCTTTTGTCTCTTCTTGATATCTTCTTCAGTTCTCTTTTCTAAAGTTAACATGTGCTGCTTCTGCAACTCTATCTTATCTTTTAATAAATCTATTTGATAATCTACATCACGTATCTCTACATTGTTCTCTTTCACTCTGTCTTTTAGTAACAAATTCATAGTAGAGAATACTTGTATGTCTAGTATATCTTCTATGATCTCTCGTCTCTGTGGTACAGACAACTTCATAAATGGTACGAACGTAGATGATCCTAGTACCACAATCTGTGTAAATGATTTGTAGTTCATCTTAAGAACACTGTTCTCAAAATTCTTTTGTTGTTCGTTTACAGAACTCTCCTTATCCCATAACACACCATTATGATAGATCTCAAACTTATTTGGTTTCATGGCACGAACAACTTTATATTCATTCTTACCAATAGAAAATTCTATCTCTACTGTACAATCCTTTTCGTTGATACTATTGATCAACATACTCTTACTAATTTTACGAAACGGTCTAGCAAACAAAGAAAAAGTAAGAGCATCCAAGATGGTACTCTTACCCGCACCGTTACTACCAACGATTAAATTTGTTCTTCCTTCTGTAAAGTCAATCTCACTAAAAACATTTCCAGTTGAGAGAAAATTCTTCCAACGGATTTTTTCAAAAACTATCATTCTAAATCGTCAGGTGGTATTATAAAATCGTCAGGTGTGATGATGGAAAATTTTTGTCCACGATCTTGACATGCTCCTATTATAACATGATCTTCCATTTCCACAACCCTCATGGAAGGATATTCTGATATATTTTCTAACATTGTAAGATATCTATTTGCATCATCTTCTAATTGAAATATGGGAACGACTCTATTCTTATCTGCATCAAACAAAGAATAGACTCCTTCTGCATGGTTTTCCAGTGTAAGTACATACATTATCCAACGTTACAACTTTCAATATATAGGGATCTCATGACATTCTTGAGTGAAGATTTGTCTACAGCGATATCCACCTCGTCAATATATTCATTCAAGAGAGTCATTGTATCCTTAGTCTTTAAGTCTACATCATCAATGTCATCTGTGTCAACTAGGGTTTCCACTATCTTAACATCATGTGCTCCTACGTTGTAAAGGCGATCAACCAATGTCTCGAACATTTGGTAGTCACGTTTTTCTTCAACAATAATCTTGATGTACTTGTCTTTATAATCAGATACATTTGATTTGTTGTAGTCATATTTGGCATCATCGTAGAAGATCTTGTCAAATATTTCGTAAGGATTTCTGACAAATTTAAGTCTATCAGTTTCAGTATCATAGATATGAAATCCACGAGAATCTTTGTAATCATTCCAATACATCTGATAAGGATTTCCAAGGTATTGTACATTACCTCTTTTTGATTTGTGATGGAAATGTCCTGACCATACACGATCAAAGTTTTTAAAATCACTAACAGAAAATCCACCATCAAAATGCATGCCTGGTGTAACTTCAAAACCATCAACTTCCATGTGACTACACATGATGTCAGCATTACTACTCTTCATAGTTTCTACTGCTTCTTTCTTATTCTCAGAATTAATCCAAGGCATCATAAGAAAATTTTTACCACCAACAGTTATATGTTCTGGTGAAGAATAGATGGTTATATTCTCATAGTTTTCTAATAATAACTCAGGAGAATTTATCCTATTAGTATTTTTATAGTAAGTACAATGATTACCAAGAATCATATGTACGTTATAATTTTTTAACCTCTCGAAGTAATTAGTCTTAACTCTGTTAAAAGTATTATAATCCAGAGACTTTCTATTATCAAAGGTGTCGCCAAGGTCAAATACCGTTGTGATACCTTCTTTCTCAAGAACTGGAAAAAATATGTTATCATAAAATTTTTGAAAGAAATTCCAGAACGGAAGAGAACCCTTACGTCCATCTAAATGTTGATCTGTTATAATTGCTATCTTCATTTCTTTTGCTCTTTCATATATTCTTCTCTACCATCTTTAGTAAACACCTTCTTTTCATAATCAAAATAAGGATGTGGTTCAGCACTTACAACAGGACTTTTAGATTTGTTTTTGATAACAATGAATCTATCAGCAGCAAATGTTCCTGCTAACTGTACTACCACATCATCTTCATCTTTCCAGTTGATACTACCATCTTTCTTGGTATGAAGCATTGCTTCCTGTATCTGGTCAATTAGTTCTTTCGTTAATTTCATACTCAATTTCAATAACTTTGGATGATCTTCCAGTAGATGTTGCTCTGGTTAGTCGTGTCATATTGCCACGTAGTTGTTTAGTGATACCTTCTAATTCAGATAGAAGTTCTGCTTCAAGGTCATCAGCAATGTCTCTATGTCTATCAACTCTCATGTATTCCGTATGGTGTTAGATCGTATTTTACTTTTTCAATACCTTCATGTTTTATTTTATTAGGTTGACCTATCTTATCTAAGATCTCAGCAGGAATCTTTTTCTTAGTAATGTCATAAGGTATCGGTGCGTTTGCTACACACACTCTAATACATTCCCACTGTTCCTCAGTAAAAAAATTATTATGATACATTAGTCGTCATGATCGTCCCATGGATCTGTTAAATTTTTGTTTGCAAAAAATCCTTTATACACACCATATCCTGCTAACAATATAGTGATAACTGCTATTGATATACCTAATGTGAAATTAGGATCTGCATTGTAGTGTGGAATTAGTGCGTTGCATTTAGTCCATGTACCAGGTAAAGTATACACTGGTGGACAAGACAGCAATAGATCTCTTATAGCTAACATTTCTGTTCCCATTAATTTATCCAATCTGGTTTGCGAGATGGGTCACGAAGATAGTTCGTAGGAACCCAAGGTTTAGATGCAACATAGCGTTTGTATGCAGTGAAGATGTCAATACTTGTATCGTACTTGAACTCGTCAGGACCTGCAAATGTAAATGATGATGGTTTGTATGGACTAGGTGCAGAAGGTATGATAGTTGTTGCTTCTATCAATGTCTTCTCACAACTATGTGACTTGCCATAGCGATGCTCGTACTCGTTGCAAAGAGCAAGACCATGTGCAAGTAACCACCATGTATTTTCTAGGCAAGAGTTTGCCCATATAGTACAAGGATGATTACGAAATGCACCCTTGTCTGTCTTGTATGCTTGACCATCAAGACGATGTAGATCACCGTAATTATGACCCCACTTGTCAGAGCAAACAATAGAAAGCATCTGACAAGTTTCTAGTGGCATCTTGACAACGTGTTTGTCAGGTAGATGTCTAGCGGATGTAGTTGGTGATGGATCTGTAACAAAGATATTCATTCTGATGATCTCCAGTCTTTTCTCATTGTAACATATGTTTCGGATTTTGCAACAACATCACGAACTCTTTTAAATATTTTTGCTGACTCAGCATATTTACTTGTAGCATGATCTGTTTCTTGAGGTAGAACCTCCTTAGTTCCTTTTTTATACTTTCTGCCTGAGTTGTGATTTGCATATCTTCTTGATCTAGTAAATCCCATCTCTAGAAATTTACGACACATATCCATACCAATAAAATCTTGATCCTTTTGATATTCTACATACATGCCATAAATTTCATGACTAGAAATTATTGCATCATGTGGAGTTTTGAATTTCCAATGAGCACATATATCGTTAGTATAAGGGCGAACCAGTAGAACCCCTTGCTCCCCTCTTCCAATACGATATAGTTTACGAGTCTCCTCGTTTGTAAAATCAAGTCTCTTGTAATCGAGTTCATAATTAAATTCTTTCATAATCAATAAACTGGTATTCAGTAAATTTATAGACTCCACGATAGTCTGGAAACATCTCTCTGAGTTTTCTTGAGACAGCAAGTCTACGTTCAAAGCGATTCATTCTCTCGACTTGTCTAGTGTGTTTTCTTAATATACTCTTCATGTGTTCTATTTAAAATAACGATGCGTCCGTTTTCAATCATAAATTGTAGATCATCATCGTGACTCCACATTAGTTCTTCATAAAGTGCGTTCAGTCTACGCATATCATCATATAAGTCGTTAGGCATTAGCGATTCATTTTGGTCTCAATGTTTTCTTTGATGCTACCCATATCAGAATAAGAAGCATTCATACCTGACATATTACCAGTATATCTGTCAGTGTGCATTACCTCATCAAATCCAGACCTTTCCAGTATCTTTCCTTTGATTTCTAATTGTTTCTTTTCCTTTTGTATACGTCTTAAAAAAGCATAGTATATAATCTGTGTGAAATAAGCAAAAGGATTCTTTGATTTTTCGGGATCAAAGTTGTCTATGTACTGCAAGCAGTTTTCTATTCCATCACAAATCATATCCTCTCTAAACATATAGTTTACAAAGTTTGGTTTGTATGAGAGATGCGTTGCGATCTTTAAAAAACAAGACCCTAAGTAATTCGTAACTCTGGGTCTTGCTTCTCCCGCTTCTTCGGCAGCATGAACTTTCTGACGATAAACAGTGATCGCAGCGAGAAATTCTTTGTTGTTTACATAGTACTCGGTTTTTTTTCTTTTCATTACTGCGTTGAATGATGTCTTTAGTATAGCAAATGAAAGGAGTTTTGTAAAGGTACTTGACAAACTGTTAGATAACCAGTACACTAACCGTGTAGCGGGTTTAAGGTTGATCTTAGCTCTTTTTAAAAATATCCTCTAAAGACTTCTTGAATTTAGAGACTGACCCGACATAGCCTGACTTCCTAGGTAACTTGTCTGCAGTGTTTGCTAAGGTTTTACCACTCTTTATTCTTTCTAATGTCTTTACATAAAATTCTTTTATAGAAGGATCTACTTCAGACATTGTTACTATATGTTCTCGATTCATAACATACAAGTCTTCAAACGTCGCCGACATCCATTCCTTGAATGCAAAACCAGCAATTTCTAATGCACCCTTCCTTGACCTCTGTACTTCTACTAGAAGTGGATCCTCTAACATAACCTTATCTTCATCCTCAAGATAGATAACCTTTGCTACTATCTCTTCACCAGTTACGATTTTTATTGTTGAATAAAATTCTTCGTCTTTCATATTAGTTTGCTCTAAGGTTTACTCTTATAACTTCATACTTAAAATTTTCAGTATTGTATATGTTTACTCTTTCATTCAAATGCTTCAGCGTATAGTTCTGTCCACCAATGTCATCTGCAATGTCATACAACGTTGCTATGTCCTTACCTTCTCCTTTTCTAAGAACTCTACCAATTGATTGTAGGTTTCTAATTCTGGACTTTGATGGTGAAGCGAACACGATGTTGTGAAGACGCTTAATGTTAATTCCAGTTGAGAAGGTGCCGTAAGAGGCAACGATAATTGCATTAGATTCCGTCTCTGTAAGATTGCGTACTTCTTCTCGATCTTCTACGTCAGTTCCTCCATGCACAAAAAATACTTTACGTGCGGAGTCTACATTACTATTTATTAGTTCGTATAATGGTGTACCATGTTTTTCTACGTAGTTAAATAGTACTAGGGTGTTACCATCTAGATCTTTGACTAGATTTTTTATGAGGTTATTTCTACCTTTATGCTCCACAAGATATTCTATCTCATCTTGATATGATTCAAAATATTGCGGAGCATGTTTACAAAGTAGGATTTTTATCCTAAAATTAGAAAGGTAACCTTCCTTGATTAGATCATCTGTTTTAGTTACTTGTTCACACTTGCCAAACAAACCTTCTAGTACCCACTTGTGAGTCTTACTCCCATCTAGAGTACCAGTAAAACCAAACCTATACTTGGCATTGT